AGCGTAAGGCATAGGGGAGGGTGTCGAAAAATACACCCCCTCCCTACATCGCGCCGGTCTTTATTTTTTCTCCGGTGGGATTTTTTGAAAACCAAAAGTGGTACTGTTTGTTGAGCTTATGGGGGTTAGGCTGTTTTCTTTAGCTTTTTTCTCCTTCAGCTTGGTCCTTATAGGCTTAACAAACAGTACCAAATCTGTGAAGAAGGGAGACGATTCTAATGAGAACCACTGCACAATCCGTTAAGTCTCCTGGGACTTCGCGGAAAAAGCATGCTGCGATTACACCAGAGGGTCGGGAGAGCCAGCTTGTATCATTGGCAACCGATCTGGCGGAGAAGCAGCTTCGAGATGGAACAGCATCCGCACAGGTTATTGTGCATTATTTGAAACTTGGTACAGTGAAGGCAAAGGTTGAGCTGGAGATGCTTAAATCTCAGAAGAAGCTTGCTGATGCAAAAACAGATTCTTATCAGTCGAATAAGCGTATCGAGGAGATTATGACTGATGCTATGGAGGCTATGAAACGATACAGTATGTTTGGTGGCGACGATGAAGCTTAGAACATATGACGAGCTGATAAAGCGTGATACATTTCTCGAACGATATCGTTATCTCCGACTTGGTGGAAAAGTTGGAGAGGAGACTTTTGGATTTGAACGATATTTGAATCAGGTTTTTTATCGAACAGACAGGGAATGGAAAGAGGTTCGCCATGACGTCATCATTCGAGATCTTGGATGTGATCTTGGAATAGATGATCGTGAGATCGAGGGTCTCGTATATGTTCATCATATGAATCCACTTACGAAGAACGACATCATTTATCGGACAGAGCTTCTTCTTGATCCGAAGTATATGGTTTGCTGTGCTCGAAACACACATACTGCGATCCATTATGGGAATGAGAATCTTTTGATTCTCGATCCGATTATCAGGCGTCCAAATGACACATGCCCGTGGAGACGATAGGAGGGATACTTATGTTTAATGAGAGTATTCTCAAAACGATCCGACAGATGATCGGACCTGATGAGATTTACAAGCACTATGATCCGGAGATCATTATCCATATCAACAGTGCACTTGCTGATGTCGCACGATTCGGCATTGGTCCAGAAGAGGGTCTTTCAATTTCCGATGAAAGCGCGACATGGGGACAGCTTATTCAGGATAACAAGAAGCTGAATAATGTTGTTACTTATATTTATCTGAGCGTGAAGTTGGTATTTGATCCGCCGAACAATGCGGCTCTGCTCACATCGTTACAGGCGAGACACGACAAGCTTGAGTGGTGTCTTGAAGTCGCCTCTGAGGAATAAGTTATGAGGCGGTATGACATTTATATTTCTCCGGCAGCATTGTTCCACTATGGCATCAAAGGAATGAAGTGGGGCGTGAGGCGATCGAGAGAACAGCTTGACAAACTTGCTGGTCGTGCTACAATGAATTTACAGTTGTTCGGCAAACGAGTAAAGAGTCGAAAGACGGTTCGACTCGATGTTCGAGAATATGCAATGGTAATGAGTGAACTTCGAACCCATATTACAGATGAAGAGAAGAAATTACCAGTCATAATTAGACCAATCGAGAATCATATTTATAAGTTTGAAAATCATTTCGATGATACTTATCGTGTGATTGATAAATGGAAAATCCCGAAGGGTGCAACTGGATTATTAAAGAGGGATCGATATGAATAACGAAGAGTATGTCTATACTGATCTGCAAATCAAGCTTGTAAAAAAGCTGAGGACCGTTTTTGATAATGATAATTTCGTTCTCGGCGTCATTTGTGATGTATGGGATAGTCCTGAAGATCAGCAGACAGTGATCAATTTTATTGACGCTGGCGATGATGTTGATATGGAGACCGTATGTGTACTGGCTATGGATCTTAGAGATGCGAGAGAAGAAATTAACTGATACATTCATTTGAGTGTATCGGTCTTTTTTTTATTTTTGGCAGAAATGGAGGGTAGAATAAAGTGCAAAATTCAATTCATCATTACGGCATCAAGGGAATGAAGTGGGGTATCAGACGAACCCCTTCTCAGCTTGGTCATAAACCAGCGAAAAAGAAGATTTCAGAAATGTCGGATAATGAGCTTCAGCAGAAAATCAATAGAATGCTAAAGGAACGGCAGTACAAAGACATGATTAAGCCTAATTATGTAAAAGCTGGAGAGCGTATTGTCAAAGGCGTTTTAGTCGCTGCTGGTACTGAGTTGGCTAAAGAATATGCGAAGAAACATATGAGAAGTGGTCTCGAATCCCTTTTCGAAGTTCAGGATATTCAGTTTAGCTATAAAGACTAATATCAAATAGGAGACTTCAAAATGGCATTATCGAATACTGCCGTTCCCAAGTATTACGGCATGTTTCGGGATGCCGTATTGAATGGCGAAATACCGATCAACCGCGAAATCTCGATGGAGATGAATCGAATCGACGATCTGATTGCCAATCCCGCGATTTACTACGATGATAAAGCAACCGATAAGTTTATAGCATTCTGTGAAGAAGAGCTGACGCTGACTGATGGCAGCAATCTGAATCTTCTTGACTCATTCAAGCTATGGAGTGAGCAGATTTTCTGCTGGTATTACTTCGTTGAGAGAAGCGTTTATCAGCCAAATCCGGATGGTCATGGCGGACGGTATGTGAAGAAGCGCGTAAAGCGTAGGCTTACCGTCAAACAATACCTGATCGTTGCGCGAGGTGCAGCCAAATCGATGTACGCAGCTTGCCTGCATGCATACTATCTGGTCGTTGATACCTCGACAACGCATCAGGTGACGACAGCTCCGACGATGAAGCAGGCTGAAGAGGTACTTTCACCGATCAAGACCGCTATCGCTAGAGCCAGAGGACCGCTGTTCAAGTTCATCACGATGGGCTCTATGCAGAACACCAAGGGATCGAGAATGATGCGCCCGATGCTGGCCTCAACGAAGAGGGGTGTCGAGCACTTCAAGACAAATTCGCTGCTTGAAGTTCGACCGATGAGCATCGATAAGCTTCAGGGCCTGCGATGCAAGATTGCTACGGTTGACGAATGGCTTTCTGGTGAAATCCGTGAAGACCCGATTGGCGCACTTGAACAGGGCGCGGCAAAGGGCGACACTGAGTATTTGATCGTTGCGATCAGTTCCGAGGGCACTGTTCGAAACGGCAGAGGTGATACGATCAAAATGGAGCTGATGAACATCCTAAAGGGTGAACAGATTGCTCCACATATTTCGATTTGGTACTACAAGCTTGACAGTATCGACGAAGTCGCTAACCCTGAGGTGTGGCTGAAGGCTAATCCGAATCTTGGAAAGACTGTCAGCTATGAAACTTATCAGCGAGACGTGGAAAGAGCGGAAAGCAATCCTGCTGTGCGAAACGATATTCTGGCGAAGAGATTTGGTATTCCGCTGGAGGGATATACGTATTTCTTTACCTATGAAGAGACGCTTCCGCACAGGAGAAGGAACTTCTGGCAGATGTCGTGCGCACTTGGCGCGGATATGTCCCGCGGCGATGACTTCTGTGCGTTTACATTCCTGTTTCCGCTGAGTAACGGAAGCTATGGCGTGAAAACGAGAAACTACATCACGGAAAACACGCTGCATAAGCTACCTAGCGCGCTAAGAAACAAGTATGACGAATTCATCAAAGAAGGCAGCCTGATCGTTATGAACGGCGTTACGCTTGAGATGATGGATGTTTACGAAGATCTGGATGAACACATTACACAATCCGGTTATGAAGTGATGTGCTTTGGATACGATCCTTATAACGCTCAGGCTTTCGTCGAGCGATGGGAGAGGGAAAACGGTCCATTCGGTATTGTAAAAGTTATTCAGGGATCAAAGACAGAATCCGTTCCTTTGGGTGAGCTCAAGAAGCTTGCTGAGGAACGGATGCTTTTGTTTGACGAGGCTTTGATGACCTTTACGATGGGAAACTGCATCACACTAGAAGACACAAACGGCAACCGAAAGCTGATGAAGAAGCATAACGAGGAAAAGATCGACGCCGTAGCGGCGTTGATGGACGCCTACGTTGCTTATAAGCTGAATCGGGATGCGTTTGAATAATGAAGGAGGACGAGGTCAAAATGGAGATCCGGCTTGGTTCCAGGATTAAGAATGCCTGGAACGTTTTTTTTAATAAAGACCCGACGCTGCAATACGGATATACCGGAATGAGCAGCAGTTACCCGCCGACCAAGACGAAGACACGACGGGGCGGAGACAAGAGTATTGCGACAGCGATTTTCAATCGAATTGCTATGGATGCAGCGGCCATTGAGATTAAGCATGTAAAGCTTGATGATAAAGGCCGCTTTTCTCATGTCGTCAACGATCCGCTGAACGAGTGTCTCACCGTTGAAGCCAATATCGACCAGAGTGCCAGAGCATTCCGGCATGATGTATACATGAGTTTGCTTGACGAGGGCGTAATCGCAATCGTGCCAATCGACACCGATGATGACATCAACAAATCCGGCAGCTTTGACATTTACACCATGCGTGTTGGTCAGATTCTCGAATGGTATCCGGACCGGGTCAAGTGCCGCGTGTACAACGAGCGAACCGGACTTCGTGAGGATATCATCGTTTCCAAGCGGAGCTGCACGATTGTTGAGAATCCGCTGTATGCGGTGATCAACGAACAGAATTCGATGATGCAAAGACTGATGCGCAAGCTCAATCTTCTTGACGTCATTGATGAGCAAAGCAGTTCCGGAAAGCTGGACCTGATTATTCAGCTTCCGTATGTGATCAAGTCGGATACGAGACGCGCACAGGCTGAGAAACGCCGTAAGGATATCGAAGAACAATTGACCGGCAGCCGTTACGGCATCGCCTACACAGACGGAACGGAGCGCATTACGCAGCTGAACCGTCCGGTTGAGAACAATCTGATGAAGCAAATCGAATACCTGACGAGTATGCTGCATGGCCAGTTGGGTATTACGCAGAGCGTCATGGATGGAACAGCCAATGAGATGACGATGCTCAACTACGAAAACCGGACGATCGAACATCTGGTATCCGCGGTTGTGGATGGCATGGTGCGCACGTTCCTGACGAAGACGGCGAGAAGTCAGGGTCATACGATCATGGCTTTCCGCGATCCGTTCAAGAACATCCCGTTCAGTCAGCTCGCCGACGTTGGTGACAAGTTCACCAGAAACGCGATTCTGAGCAGTAACGAGATCAGAGTCAAGATCGGGTACAAGCCGAGCGACGATCCGGAAGCGGACAAGTTGAAGAACAAAAATATTCGAGATCCCGGAGGCGGCACACCATCCGTTTCGGGAGAGACAAACGAGGTGAACGATCAAAATGGAGAATAACAAGTACGACTTTGGCGGTTGGGCGACGCGAAGCAACATGCTTTGCAGTGACGGCCTGACGATTTCCAGGGATGCTTTCAAGCATAACGACGGAAAGGTCGTCCCGCTTGTTTGGAACCATTGTCACGACGATCCGCTGAATGTGCTGGGTAACGCGCTGCTTAAGCACCGTGACGGCGACATGTATGCGTATTGTTCGTTCAATGAGACTGACAGCGGCAAGGCAGCAAAGATGCTGGTGAAGCACGGCGACGTGATTTCGCTTTCCATCTGCGCCAACCGACTGCAAAAGCAGGGCAGCTGTGTAATGCACGGCGAGATTCGAGAGGTCAGCCTCGTGCTGGCTGGCGCTAATCCCGGCGCACTTATCGATTCCGTGATGGTCCACAGTGACAATTGGGATGGCGTAATTACCACCCCGGATGAGGAGAATCAGCTGGAATTCAGTGACGGTTCTCCGGTAATTGCACACAACGATAAGCCGGAAGATGAAGAAACCGTTCAGGACGTTATCGATTCCATGACGGAAAAGCAGAGAAACGTGATGCTTGGCATCATCGGCAATCTTAAAGAGAAGAAAGAGGAGGAAACCGAAATGAAGCACAATGCTTTCGAGAATGACCAGACGATGAAGCAGGGCGAGATCCTGAAGGACGACGGCTCTGTGATGACCCACAGCGAGATGCAGGAGTTTTTCAAGGACGGAAAGCGCCTTGGCAGCCTGAAGCAGAGCGCGATTGAACACGGCATCGAGAAGATCGGCGATCTGTTCCCGTATGTCGAGGACGACGGCCGTAACGTGACCCAGATGCCGCAGTTCATCATGCGCGATCAGGGCTGGGTTGGTAAGGTAATGTCCCGCGTCCACCGCACTCCGTTCAGCCGTATCAAGAGCATGTTTGCGGATATCACCGCTGATGAGGCCCGTGCGAAGGGTTACATCAAGGGCAAGCTGAAGAAGGAAGAGGTCTTCACCCTGCTCAAGCGTTCCACTCCGCCGACCACCGTGTACAAGAAGCAGAAGATTGATCGCGATGACGTGATCGACATCACTGACTTTAATGTGCTTGCGTGGATCAAGGGCGAGATGCGCCTGATGCTGGACGAGGAGTTCGCTCGTGCGTTTCTGGTTGGTGATGGCCGCCTTGGCGATGACGATGACAAGATCAAGGAGGACTGCATCCGTCCGATCTGGACTGATCACGAGCTGTATACCATCAAGACCGTGATCGAGGTTGCGTCTACCGCTACTGCGACCGAGAAGGCCAAGAAGTTCATTCAGGCGGCTGTTAAGGCGCGCAAGAACTACAAGGGCAGCGGCAATCCGGATCTGTTCTGTTCCGAGGATGTGCTGACTGACTGCCTGCTGATGGAGGATCTGAACGGTCGTCTCATCTACGAGTCTGTTGAGAAGCTGGCCCGTGTGCTGCGCGTCAATGAGATCATCACTGTTCCGGTGATGGAAGGCCTGAAGAGCGCTGACGGCAATGAGCTGATGGGCATCATCGTCAACCTGAAGGACTACAACGTGGGCGCTGACAAGGGCGGCGAGGTCAATCTGTTTGACGACTTCGACATCGACTACAATGCCTACAAGTATCTGATTGAGGCCCGCTGCTCCGGCGCGCTGATCCGTCCGTACTCCGCTATCGCGATCGAGTGCAAGGTCGCCGCTGCGGCTGCTGCCTGATCGGTAAAGGAGTAACTTCAAAATGGCAAAGTTTTATGGACAGATTGGTTATGCAGAGCCTACTGAAACCAGTCTCGGCGTATGGACAGACGTGATGAAGGAGCATCCGGCCAAAGGCGACGTGCTTCGGAATCAGCGGAAGCTGGAGAATGGCGATAATGTCAATGACGATATTTCGCTGAACAACCAGATTTCGATTATCGCAGATCCCTATGCGCAGGAGCATTACTTTGCCATTCGATACGTCAAGTGGATGGGCGGATACTGGAAGGTCACGAATGTGGAAGTTCAGTATCCCCGTCTGCTTTTGACGATTGGAGGGCTATACCGTGGACAGAGGGCAGAAACAGCATAACAGAAGGCTGGAACTTCATGAAAAACTCTGCGAAATACTGGGAAGCAAGAACGTTTATTTCGATCCGCCTAACGGATTGATGATGAACTATCCATGTATTGTGTACAAGAAAAGCGGAAACAGCACGCTTCATGCTGACAACAAGCCGTATTTTATAAAGAGACAATACGATGTAACCACGATTTCCAGAGATCCCGATAACAACATTGGCGATCAGATTGCTCAGATGCTGCATTGCGGTTATTCGACTTCCTTTGTGAAGGACAATCTGCATCACGATGTTTACAAGCTTTACTACTAAAAGGAGGACAACCCAATGAGTAAGATTACTTGGGATGGCGTCGGCGAGCGCGTATGGGAAGCCGGCGTGGATCGTGGCGTGCTTTATCGCCAGGATGAAACGAAGAAGTACACCAAGGGCGTTGCGTGGAACGGCCTGATTAACGTGACCGAAAAGCCGGAGGGCGCGGAGATCACGAAGCTGTGGGCCGACAACCAGAACTACGCGAACCTGATGAGCGCCGAGGTGTTCAAGGGCGGCATCGAGGCTTACACCTATCCGGCGGAATTCAACGAGTGTGAGGGTCAGGCGGAGGTCGTTCCGGGCGCTCGTCTTGGTCAGCAGGCTCGTGTGCCGTTCGGCATGTGCTACCGCAGCATGGTTGGCGACGATACTTCCCCTGAACCGAATGCGTATAAGCTGCATCTGATCTGGAACGCGATGGTTTCCCCGACTGAGAAGTCTCACAACACCATCAACGAGAATCCGGATGCTGAAACTTTCAACTGGGATTTCGACACCACTCCGGTTCCGGTTACCGGTTACAAGCCGGCGGCTTCCATGGAGATCGACAGCCGTACGCTTGCCAAGGAGAAGCTTACCGCGATCGAAGCGATTCTCTACGGCAGCGATGAGGAGGAGCCGCGTCTTCCGATGCCGGATGAGCTCATCACTCTGATGAAGGCGGCTGCCTAATTCAAAATGGAATAAATTAAAGGGAAAAGTGCTGGATACAGATCCGGTGGGATGACAGGTAGACGTAGGAGGGGGCGTCTTTGTTTTAATTTCGAAAGGAGAAAGAGACCATGTATGTAATCACGAAGACCTATACCGATTATGACGGTAAGGAGCGCACTGAGGATTTCTACTTCAATCTGAACAAGGCTGAAGTGCTGAAGATGCAGAACAGTGAAGATGGCGGTATGAACAAGACCCTTGCCAAGATCATGCAGGAGGACAATCTGAAGCGTCTGTATGAGCATTTTGAGAGCATTGTCGATCGTGCGTATGGCGAGAAGAGCCTTGATGGCCGCCGCTTTATGAAGAGCGAAGAGATCCTCAGCAATTTCAAGCAGACTGAAGCGTACAGCGAGATCATTTTCGAGCTGGCGACGAATACTGAAAAGGCTATTGAGTTTATCAATCACGTTCTGCCGAAGGCTGATGCCTTGCCGGCAAAGGCCGCCGCTGTGTGATGAAACGGGAGGCAAGAGATGCTGCGGATTACGATTCCTAAAGCAAGTTTCTTCGATGAAAGCACGGAGGAATTCATTTACATTGAGGAAACGACCATCACGCTTGAGCATTCTCTTGTCTCCCTATCGAAATGGGAACAGAAATGGCTTAAGCCTTTTAACGATGGACATGTCAAGACGATTGAAGAGATGATTGATTATATCCGATGTATGACGATCACGCAGAATGTGAATCCACTCGTATATTACGGAATCAATGATCAAATCGTCGAACAGGTCACTAAATACATCAATGCGCCTATGACCGCAACCACATTTCGGAGCATCAGCAAAAACGATCAGCGAAGAAAAATAAATCAAGATATTGTTACTGCGGAGATCATATATTACTGGATGTTTTCGTATAACATTCCGCTTGAATGTCAGAAATGGCATCTCAATAAATTACTCACTTTAATCAGGGTATTCAATGTGAAGAATTCGCCTCAGAAAAAGATGAGTCGAAAAGATACGTTAAAACACAACCGAGAGCTGAATGCCGCGAGGAAAAAGAAACTCGGCACGAGGGGGTGAGGCATATGAGCAAACCGCTTGCTACGGTCTTTGCATCAAAAGGCCAAGCATATCTGGATACGCCATATGACGATCTGGATTGTCAGGCGCTGCTTGAAGCAATGCTCAAGGACGTTGGTATCAGGAAAAATTGGAAGGGTTCCAATGCGATGTACCGGGACATGGCATGGGTAGGCACGCCTGAAGAATGTAAGAAGAAATTCGGCAGTATTCCCATTGGCGCATGGATATTCATCCTTAAGTATGATGGAAACGAGCCTGCCGAATACCGAAAAGACGGAATCGGCAATGCCGATCATGTCGGCGTGAAAACCGGTAGAAGCAAAGGCGCGATTCATTCCTCTGCAACTATGGACTGTGTTGCGGAATCCGTATTCAAGGACAAGACCATTCCCAATGGTGGATGGAACCGAATCGGACTTTGCAAGCTGCTTGATTATGGCAGCAAGATTGAAGAAATCCTTTACGGCTCAACTGTTACGAAGACAGAAGAAACCAGCGAGGAAACTCGGCCTATCATTCAGGAAGGGGTTACGATTATTATGACGACTGCGACTGTGCAGACAAGCGGCGGCATTCTTAATATTCGGGATATGCCGTCTTCCAATGGACGCGACATTGGCGATATCCCAAATGGCGCAAGCGTTCAGGTTCTTGAAAAGACTTCTTCCGAATGGTGGAAGGTGTCTTACTGCGGTATTACCGGATATTGCGCTTGTCAATATCTTAAAGAAGTCGAGAACGTAAGCATCACGATGAGCAAAGAAACGGCTATCGCGCTGTATCGCGCTCTTGACGAAGCATTCGTTGACTGACTATGATCCGAGTCAAACATAAAGGGGATTTCAAAAAGACCACGTATTTTTTCGAAAGCGTTCTTCAGAGGAAATATCTCCGAAAGCTTCAGCAGTTCGGAGAAGAAGGCGTAAAAGCGCTTGCTACCGCAACGCCGAAAGATTCTGGAGAGACTGCAAAATCGTGGTTTTATGAAATCATCGAAAGCCGAGGAATGACGAGCATTGTCTGGAAAAACTCGCATATTCACGACGGCGTAAATATTGCGATTATTTTGCAATATGGTCATGGAACAAGAAATGGAGGCTATGTACAGGGAAGAAATTACATCAACCCTGCGATAGCCCCCATTTTTGATCGTATTGCAGAACAGGCGTGGAATGAGATCAGGAGATTGTGATTAAGACAACTCTCCGATGATGAAAGTTTTATAAGCTCTTTTTGCGATAGTTTGTGTGCTGACAAAGTCGAAACTGCCGCCAATGATACCGCCGGCAATAGGAATCAGCTTTCCAATATTGATGACTCCTTTTTCGCCAAACTTTGTGAGAAGTCGGAAACCAACAGCTTTGTTGATTTTCTTGATAACTTCTCCCGGTATTCGTTTCGTAACGAATGACGTAGTCATTTTATTTGCGATAACGATTCCTGTTTGTTTACATGCGTCGATCATAGATGTTCCAGCTAAACACATATATACAAGAGTTTCGACTTCGTCGTCCTTGACGCTATATCCTCCAATGGCAGCGATCGTAGCGATCATGCGAAGCTGAACATAAAGGACACTTGCGATATTTGCAGGAATGGCGACGGGAAGCGTGATCAAGCCGCCTAAACTTGTCAGGAACCCGGAAGTTGTGCACTTCGCAACTTGATTCCGGACAAAGTTTTTAACGGCTTTTTCGGGATCTGAATATTTGCAAAGATAGTCGGACGCAAGCTCCTCACAAGGTTTTGACGTCGGCAGGCCATTGACGACTTGTCCGTAGAGGGACTCAAGAAGCTCGGTCATTTGTTCGGGAGTGAAGAGCGCCTTTTTTGGATTTTCACGTTTTTCTTGTTCCATATATCCAAGCTCCTTTGATAGAGATAGGCATCGACGAATCGACATCATTATATCAAAGATGGGTATAATTGGGCAAGATTTACCAAAAAAAAAAAAAAGGTTAAATGTAAAAGTGGGCTAAAAAATTCGTTAAACCATTAACGATGTGCGGCCGAAGACTTTGATGACGCTATCATGGCGTCTTTTTTTTATTTTTTCGGGAAGGGGGTGAATCGTGTATGGCGCACGCTATTGACGAGAGAATTGTTCAAATGCAATTCAACAATCGTCAATTCGAGAGAGGTATTAAAACAAGTCTTGATAGTTTGAATCGGCTTGAAAAAGCCCTTCATCTTGACGGAATTTCTGAGAGCCTTCAGAAAATCAACGATCGTTTCTCTGCTTTCGGCATTGCCAGCATGACGCTCATATCGGATTTTACCAGATCGGTCAGCAGAGCTGGAAGAGAGCTGATTGATCATCTGTACATTGATCCTGCCAAATCTGGTTTTTCCGAATATGAGACTCAGATGAATGCAGTTCAGACAATTCTTGCTAACACTTCGAAAGACGGGGTCAGTCTTGATAAGGTGAATCAGAAGCTTGATGAACTGAACACCTATGCGGACAAGACCATTTATAATTTCTCGGAAATGACGAGAAATATTGGTACATTTACCGCTGCCGGTGTTGACATTGATACATCGGTCGATGCGATCAAAGGTATAGCGAATCTGGCTGCCGTCAGTGGCTCAACGTCTCAGCAGGCAAGCACAGCGATGTACCAGCTCAGCCAGGCTCTTGCCAGTGGAACGGTGAAATTGCAAGACTGGAATTCCGTCGTGAATGCCGGTATGGGTGGTGAAGTATTTCAGGATGCACTCAAACGAACAGCAAAGCTTATGCGAAGTACGCTTCCGAAAGAAGCGAAGGAAATGTATGAGAAGCTTGAAAAGGGAGAGGTCAGTTTCCGGGAAAGCCTTCAGGCGGGGTGGATTACTGACGACATTCTGACGCATACGCTTCGCACGTTCACCGGAGACATGACGGAAGATGAACTTCTTAAACTCGGCTATTCAAATGCCGAAGTTGAAGAAATCCTCAAAATGGGTGAAATGGCTCAAGATGCAGCGACGAAGGTCAAGACGCTTACACAGCTGATCGATACGCTTAAAGAAGCTATGGGCAGCGGCTGGGCGCAAAGCTGGAAGCTCATTGTCGGTGATTTCGAAGAAGCCAAAGAGTTGTTTACAGGCATCAGCGATTATTTCAGTGAAGCCATCACGAAGGCGGCCGGAAAGAGAAATCTTACGCTGAAAGTATGGCGGAACTTTGGTGGAAGAGAATCTTTGATTCAATCCTTCTGGAATTTCGCAGATGCTGTTTCGAACGTGAAAAAGATTGTCGGTGCAGCTTTCAAAGAATTCTTTCCTCCGATGACCGGCAAAGATTGGGCGGATATGACCAAGATCGTTGAAGGTTTTACGGAGAAGATCAAGGCGCTTACAGAAGACAGAGAATTTATCGATGGCGTAACCAAGGTGGTTAAGAAATTCTCCGGTACGCTCAAAAATATCATCGAACTCGGAAAAAGAGGAGCTCTTCGAATTTTTGATATCGGAGTAGCCGTAAAGGACATGTGGGGGGCATTCAGGGAGACTGAAGGATTCCAGACGGTGAATCGCGTTTTCAGCGAAAAGCTTGGCCCGATCAGTACCGCGTATAACTGGATTAAATCCACTCTTGAAGGATATCTGGCAATCATTGACGCCGAAATCGATGCATTTATCGCAGATCCTGCTGCTTACGCACAGCGTTTGTCTGAAAAAATTCAATCGATTTTCACCAAAGCGCCAGAGGGAGAAGACGGAGCTGAAAATCAGAAGGGGACCACCCTTATTCAGTTTTTTCAGAATCTGCTTCCGACATGGGAAGAGGTCTGCGCATTTGTTGAACAGGGTGCAGGTACGATTATTACCAAAGGTCTTGAACTGATTAAAGCATTTTTCAAGGGTGCGATTCAATCGCTCAAAACCTTCGTTGGTGGACTGGATGGAGAAATTACACTTACCGATATTATTCAGGTTTTGACGGGGATTAAGATTCTCGATATTGTGACCAGTGTTGGAAGTGTTATCGACAGTTTCAGTGGATTGATTGAAGGTTTTAAGAGCATGCTTGGCAGTCTTGGCGATTTCTTTGAGTCTCTCGGCAACGCGACCAAAAAGGGAGAAACTTTTGCGAAAAAGATATTTACTCTTGGAAGTATTGCCATCGCCATGTGGTTTGCAGCGAAAGCTTTTGAAACGATCGGAAACATGGACTTCGATCAGATTGGTCATGGCCTTTCCGGAATGGCTGGTATGATGGGTGAGATGTATTTGTTCCTTCTCGCTGTCGGAAGACTGAAATTCAGCTTCAGCTCGATTCTGATTACGATCCTCGGCCTGATTCCGATTGCTATCGCAACTAATCTTCTCACGATTCCGGTCAAGGTTCTTGGCGGTATGGAAACCGAACAAATGAAACAAGGCTTACTTGGTATGGCGGGTGTTATGGGCGAAATGTACGCTTTCCTGCTTGCAACGAGTTTGCTGAAGTTCAGTATGTCTTCGCTTCTAATGACTGTCCTCGGCCTGATTCCAATTGCTATTGCAACCAATCTTCTTACGATTCCGGTCAAGGTTCTTGGTGAAATGAATACCGAACAGATGAAGCAAGGTCTAATCGGCATGGCTGGCGTTATGGGTGAGCTGCTCATTTTCCTTCTTGCGGTTGAAGCTATCAATCCGAAGATCACGAATAGCATTGCTACACTTACCAGTTGTATCGGTGTTGCCGGATTGATCTGGATATTGGCTAATTCACTGGAAAGTATTACGGATGTACCCGTTGATACGATCAAGACTTTCATCGGCGGTGTGGATTCGATGCTCATTGTTCTCGGCGCATGCATGCTTACATTGAGCAATCTTCCTGCTTTGAACGTGCTTAAGGTGGCAGCAGTATTGGCTGCTGGAATTGGCATGATCGGATATGTGCTGGATCTGCTGGTTGGATTGTTTGCCGACACACTGATTGAAAAGACTGAGAAGCTTAGCGAGGTTCTCGGTCCGGTCAGCGAAGGATTAGCATTGTTCTCTAAGAATATGGAGGGCGTAAGCTATTCCAGTATCGAATCGGCTGCGGGAGCCCTTGGGCTTATCGCGCAGATGGCAAATACGATTCCGAATTCTGGAGGTTTACTCGGTTTCCTTGCTGGTGATAACGATCTTTCTGACTTTGCGACGAAGATTACGGACCTTGGAGACGGTCTGATTCAGTTTGCTGCTCAGACTACAGGGCTTGATACATCTTCGATGACCGCGGTCATTGAGGTGATGAAGGGAATCATCGATATCGCGAACGGATCAAAGGATGTCAAGTTCAGCGATCTTTATCTGTTCAAGGGATTCTTTGAAGCATTCGGCAGCTATTATTATCTGCAAGATTGGGAGGCTTCTGCAAACTCTATCGTGAATGCATTTATCGTTCCACTTCAAAATGGAATGCAAACCGGAACAATCACGGCTGTAAACTCGGCTGCTATTATGGGCGTTTCCATGATCCGGTCGTATTATAATAGCTTTTATAATGCCGGATGGTATTTAGCTGCTGGCTATTCCAGCGGTATTCGTGGTGGAACCAGCGGTGCTGTTCAGGCAGCAAGCGCGATGGCGGCTGGATCGCTTAATGCCGTTACGGCAACGATTGACGCGCATTCTCCGGCGAGAGAAACGTTTACACTTGGCGGATATTTCGTTGATGGCTTTGCTAATGCACTGTATAGATTTGCTTATAAAGCTTCTGATGGAGCTGCGAATCTTGGTGAGCGCGCTCTTGATTCCACAAAAGCCGTAGTTGGCAGTTATATGGATACGCTGCTTAGCGGTATCGATACGACCCCGACGATCAGACCGGTTGTTGATACAAGCGGCGTTGTGAGCGGAATTCAGTCAATCAACGGAATGTTTGGTGGAAGAACTATTTCGTTCGGAAGCACATTTAATCGTCATGTAAGTGCCATTAGTTCCGGCAATTCCGGCTCCAATAAGGACGTCGTGAATGCAATTCAGGCGCTGAACAGCAAATTTGACCATCTGAATCAGGCGATGAACAACATGAAGATCGTGCTGGATGACGGCACGCTTGTTGGTCATATGGCAAGCGGTATGGACAAGCAGCTTGGCGTACTGGCAGGACGAAGGGAAAGGGGGAATTAAATGTATCATTCCATCACCCTTGGAAACAAGAACACCTGGGAGGACTGGCATTTGATCCCCAAGACCCGACCATTGGTCAATCCTCCTCAGGTGAAGACGAACTACATCGATATTCCCGGCGGCGACGGCGTTCTTGATTTGACAACTGCTCTGAGTGGCAGACCTCTGTACAAGAATCGCACGGGCAGCTGGGAATTTATCGTTGAAAACGGCTTCAAATCATGGAGTTCGCTTTTCAGCGAGATCATGGGATATTTGCAGGGACAGCAAATGCGCGCAACACTGGAAGACGACCCTTTGTATTACTACGAGGGTCGTTTTTCTGTTAATGCGTGGAAGAGCGATCCCTATTATTCCTTGATCGTGATCGACTATGACGTTGGACCATACAAGCGCGAGATTGACGGACACAACGAGCAGTGGTTGTGGGATACGTTTAACTTTGAAACGGATATTATCTACAACTACAAGAATCTGCCGGTCAACGGTTCGCTCGATGTACTCGTCGTTGGAAGTATGATGCCCAGCGTACCGACGATCATCACAACGGCTACGGGCATGCGCGTGACGTTCAATGGAAAGAGTTACAACCTTTCCAAGGGCGTTAACGTAATCGATGACATCGTGATGGTCAGCGGTGATAACACACTCACGTTTACCGGAACGGGTACGGTGACTATCGAATACAACGGAGGTGTGCTGTAAATGTTTTATATTTACGCAGACGGAGAGCTGCTGTATTATCCGATGAACCAGAACCGTACCGTCATCAAACCGAGACTGACGCTGGAAGTGGGCAAGGCCGGATCACTGTCATTCAGCCTTCTCCCTTCCAACGTGCTCTATGACCGCCTGAGAAAGCTCAAGACAGTCATCACTGTCGAGTGGGATACGACGGAAATCTTCCGCGGGCGAATTCTGAGCATGGAAAGAGCCTTTACGAACGTGAAAACCGTATATTGTGAAGGCAATCTGTCCTTCCTCGTAGATAGCGTTCAGAAGAGCGAAGCCTATAGGGGAACGACCCGTGCATTGTTCAGAAGGATTATCGATACGCATAACGCCAGAGTGGACGCTGACAAGCGTTTCAAAATCGGTGAGGTGACGATCGACGACCGGGAGATTATCCTGAGCGGTCAGAGCGAAAATGAAGGCGACAGCGGAGCGATCGACTATCAGCAGATCGCGATCAATTCAATTGTCAACGAATGGAGCAGCACGTTTGATTACATTCAGAGCTGTTTGATTGATTATGTCGGCGGATATTTGCGGACCCGGAAAGAAAGCGATGGGCTTTACCTCGACTATGTGAAAGAATACGGCGGAACTGCAAAGCAGGAGATCGAATTCGGCGTCAATCTGCTTGATCTGACCGAAGAGGTTTCTGCGGAAGAGCTTTTCACCGTATTGGTACCTCTCGGCGATGAAAACCTGACGATTGCGTCCGTCAACGACGGAAGCGACGAGCTGGTTGATGAAGAAGCCGTAGCTACCTATGGTCGAATCGTCCGCACCCATGTATTTGACAACGTGAACAAGCCGGAAACCCTGCTTGAAAACGGAAGACGATATCTGGCGAGCAATGTACATATCCCTACGACATTTACCATCACCGCTGTTGATATGCACGTCGTGAACCCCAATACACCGGAGATTCATATAGGCGACAAGGTGACCAACCGGAGTGCTCCACATGGACTGAACGACGCTTTTATGTGTACGAAGATTGAGTACGATCTTGAGGATGCATCTCAAACAGAGTACACATTCGGCAATCCAAAGCAGACCCTTACCCAGAGATACCGCAAAGATGCGAGGAAGCAGAGCGAGACTGCAACTCAGAATTCTGCCAGAGGAGGCGGCGGCGCGGGTAAGAAGGCTGAAGAGGATGCCGTTGAAGAGGCAAAGGAAGAGGTCTATCGCGAGTGGATCGACTACGATCCGAATAATCCGGATGCAAAAATGTCGCTGGGCGCGCTGAGCGTGCTGACCAATAAAGCGCTGAAAACCCTTCATACCGAAGTCGGTATCAACTTTGATGGATCAAACTTCGATAATGGCGGAGGCAACCTGAATCTGTATGCGATTCAGAAAACCATTGATGAAAACAAGGCAGACAATGACCAGAGATACGCTGCACTTGATTTGAAGGTTGACGAGAATCAGGCGTATGCCGCAACGATTGCAAAGTTTGCCTATGAAGTTGACGGCAAGGTTCAGGAGAACGTAGCGAAGATCGAAGCAACGGCGACGGCTCTCGGTTCACGAATTGATATTGTTGCGGACGAAGTCAACATCAATGCGAAGAACATCACCAACATCAACAGCGAGATCACGAAAGTGAAGAAACTGATTGCGGATGAAATCAATGCAGTTAAGGCAAATATCAATTATGCTATCGCTGAAGGTGTAAATACTTCGCATCTTGGCGCTGACGAAGCCAACATTACAAATCTTCACGTTCTTTCGACTGCATATATTCGAGGTCTTCATATCGGCGAAAAAGCTGTTTCTTCTACAACTATTCCCGTTGTCACAAGTTTTACGCAAGCGTCTGGTGAAACAGCACCGACGACGAATGTTACTATTCTTCATACGAGTATTAGTGCTGCTACAGCACATAAACCATTGCTTGGAGATGTGAAGACATTCGCGGCGGCTTAAGGCGCCTTATATCGGTGACGATATATAGCAAACCTGTTGAACTGCTGGAAGTCCCTAAAGCCTTATGAGCTACAACGTAAACATGAAAAACGGTTAGACGTGAACGCTTGAAAATCATAAGGATGGCTTATGCTAGATGCAATCTTCTAGGACAGAACCGCAAAAATGGGTAATCAGCAGCGAAGCTCCGAAAAGGAGAACGTTCAACGACTATCCCGGCGGGGAGTAGGCGAAAGCTGAAGCGGCAGGCATCTCGAAAGAGATGGTGATATAGTCTATGAAGAATGCTGCAAAACCCGCTTATTATAAGAGCGGTGTTCACGCGACAAGGGTACAGGGAGAAGAATACACATCGCCTCTTTATGAACCAGGAACTACGAAGAGCATTAAAAAACAAGGAAACTTGTTTATGGGATCTTTGTTTTACAGCGGCGGTAAGAAAGGTGTAACTAAGCAGGGTAGCAGATATAGCGGATCTCTTTATAGAAGCGGTTCCGGTATTACCGTAACACTTCAAGGTAGTAAATACACAAGAGATTTGTATACTAAATCTGGCGATACCTATAGTAAGCTATCCACCACTCTTTATCGAGGAGGATCAAGCGTAAGTTATACACTTCAAGGTAGTAAATATGACGGATCGCTTTATTATGGAGGTTCGTATGAAGAGTTCTATCTTCGCGGAGATGAGTATACGGCACCGTTGTATGAACCGGGCTCCACTTTTGAGTATAAGGAACAGGGTAATTTACTCATGACAGCTCTTTATTATGAAGGAACATCGTATTCCGGTGGGCTTTATCATGATGTTGAGTTGGCTACTTTTCTGACGCGCGATGTAACTGCGCTAACAGTATAAAAGAGAAAAAGGAGGTGCGTCAAAATGGATATGAGAACACTGAAAGCTCAGCTGTATGCTGCGGCAAACGAATTCGATAACATTCCCGTTATCGGAAAGACCGCCCGTGTTAAGCTTACAGCTGCTGTCGATTATCTGATGAGCGTGACAAATAGCATTGTCATTGAGCCGCCTCAGGAGATGAATCCTTCGGACGCAGAAAAGGACGTGGTAAGCGATGAGCACGATTTCGCAGAACCTTGAACGGATTCGCACAGCAGTCTATGGCGTTGAAGTTCGAGATGCGATTCACGACAGTATCGAGCAGTGCTATAGTGACGTAACCAACGCGAAGACGCTTGCTGATGAATCGCTTGCCAATTCGAATACAGCACTTGCAAACGCTAATGCTGCTGCCGAAAATGCAAATACCAGAGCGACAGCTGCGCAGGAAGCGGCCAATCGTGCCGACGACAAAGCTGGCGAAGCCGATATGGCAACGAAGAACGCCGATACGGCGGCCAAGAGCGCGAACGATGCAGCACTGAATGCGATGGCGGCGATTCAGAATGCTCAGCTTGCGACTGACAACGCCAATGACGCAGCGGATGCAGCGAATACGGCTAAGAGCGCCACCGAAATGGCTACGGCAGACGCCAACAATGCCACGAAAAACGCTAACGAAGCTACTGCGAATGCAAATTCCGCAAGGGATTCCGCAAACAACGCAGCTGCGAATGCCAATGTTGCCGTTACAAACGCGAATACGGCAATTACCAATGCAAACGCTGCTGCTGCGAATGCGAATGAAAAGGCAACGCTTGCTGAAAACGCAGCATCGAACGCGAATGACAAAGCGACCACGGCGAATAACGCCGCTAACGTCGCAAACACCGCTGCCGACAGAGCGAATACCGCCAGAGATTCGGCTAACAATGCAGCCAATGTGGCCAACACTGCTGCTGAGAATGCCAACGACGCTGCATCCGCAGCTAATACAGCTGCTGCCAATGCAAACACGGCTCGCGATGCTGCCAATGCTGCCGCATCAAAGGCGGATACTGCTGCATATGATGCCGGACTGGTTGCAGACGACTGTAAGACGGCAACGTATAACGCGACGTCTTCGGCATCGAGCGCAAATACCGCTGCGGGCAGAGCGAACACGGCTGCTGCTTCTGTTGAAGGGATGACCGTTACTTCGGAAAGCGTTGGTCCGGACGATCTGGCTGAGGCCGTGATTACGGATGTTAATGGTCACAAGAACGTTCACTTCCGACTGAAGCAGGGTAAGACTGGTTCGCCCTACATTATCAAGGGCAATGCATTCACTTCCCTCAGCGAATTGGAAGCAACGATCACGTCTCCTGAGATCGGCGATCAGTACAATGTCGGCACAAGTGCGCCGTACAACGTGTATCGCTGGACTGGTACGAGATGGGAAGACCAGGGCTCGATCGGTATCAATATTGTTCCCATCACGATGGACGAAATCAAAGCGATTTGCGTATAAGGATGGTGAAACAATATGGCAAGTTATCTTGATAAGGACGGACTGTCCGGTTTCTGGAAGGAGATCATCAAGCCGTGGCTCAACAAATTCGTCGAAAAGATTGAAGGCAAAAGTCTGAGCACGAATGATTTCACCGACGAGTATGTCGATGATATCGATACTCTGAAATCTAATGTGTCTGCCCTTCAGACGACGAAGGTGGACAAGATTTCGGGCAAGGGTCTGAGTACGAATGACTTTACTACCGCTTATAAGGATCAGGTGGACGCCAATAAGGCGGCGATTACTGGTCTGACTGATAGTAAGGTGGATAAGGTTACCGGCAAGGGGCTGAGCACAAACGACTTTACCACCGCTTATAAGGATCAGGTGGACTCCAACAAGTCGGCGATTACCGGTCTGACGGAAGATAAGGTGGACAAGGTTGAAGGCAAAGGTTTGAGCAGCAACGACTTTACCACTGAGTACAAGAATCAGGTGGACACCAACAAGTCCAACATCTCTACGCTCCAGAGCGGCAAGGTGGATAAGGAAAATGGCAAGGGTCTGAGTACGAATGACTTTACGGACGAGCACGTTTCGCGACTCGAAGCGCTTGAGAACGTGGAAGGTCCCAGCGTTCATGCTCATCGTACAACTTTCCGCGGAAAATATCTTGGCACTTCTTTAACCGATGCTCAGAAGACCGCCATTCAGAATGGAACATTTGACGACATTTTCCTTGGTGACTACTGGACGATCGATGGCGTTAATTATCGTGTTGCCGACTTCGATTACTTCTATCGCTGTGGTGACGAAGATTTCACAAGTCATCATCTTGTCGTCGTGCCGGATAAATGTCTGTACACCGCTCAGATGAACAGTTCGAACGTTACTACCGGAGGCTATATCGGTTCCGCTATGTATACGTCGAATCTGGCAACAGCCAAGTCGAAAATCACGGCTGCTTTCGGCAGCGCAGTGCTGACGCATAAGGATTATCTGACGAACGCTGTTTCTAACGGTTATCCGTCCGCTGGCGCGTGGGTGGCATCTACGGTTGAGCTGATGAATGAAGTGATGGTGTACGGATCGGCTTTCTTTACGCCGAGAGGAAACGGATCTACCATTCCGAATCTGTATACCACGGGTAAGATGCAGTTTGCGCTGTTCCAGGCAGTTCCGAATTTCATCAATATCAGAGAAACGTACTGGCTGCGTGACGTTGTGTCCTCGGCGGGCTTCGCTTATTGCAGCAGCTATGGCGGTGCGGGCTACTCCGGCGCTTCTAACTCTTTTGGCGTTCGCCCGTACTTCTGCATTGGTTAACCAAAATCCCGGGGGCCTTGTGCCCCCTTTATCATTTTTAGAATAGGAGGAAAACCGATATGAATGATATTTACCGTATTGTCCTTGCGGATGGCACAGAAATCAACGATCTTCGCCTGAATGGCAACAATTTTGTCAGCGACGATCCGATTGATTCAGCCATTTTTGAGGGCAATCTTTCGCCGGTTACGATCTATCATGGTCTTGTTCCGGAAGTTCATGAGCATATGGAGCTTGTACAGGTCACCCAGATGCATCGTGAATATTGGTTCGTCCTTCGCGATATTACGCCCGAGGAGCTTGCTGCCATGCAGGTTCGCGCGGATATCGACTTCCTTGCGATGATGACCGACGTCGAGCTGTAAGGGAGGGAAACGTCATGAGTCCGAAGTATGAGATGGTCAAGAGTTACTATGACCGTAAGCTGTGGAACAAGAGCCGTGTGAAGGCCGCTGTGGTTAAGGGCTGGATCACGGAGGAGGAATATGAAATGATTACCGGCGAGGCGTACAGCGCGTGAGCGTACTGGCAGCTAAACGCAGAGAAAGCCGGTTTGAAGCCATTGCATATTCTTGCGAGCTTCACGATATGCTGATTGAATTCATGCATAGAGGTTTCGGCGTCAAGGATGTGGATCAAGTCGTTCGGCTGAAGTATGCCAGAGGGCATATCGACAACGAGGACTTTGGATATTTCCGATTTCTGATGCATAACAGCAAAATGCGGATCGATCAGCTATGCGCGCAGCTCACCAGCAATGTCCGTGCGGCCAATTCCATTTACGCGACGTCCATATCCGAATATGAAAAGAGGCGCGAGTATCAGAATACTGCAATCATCAATTGTGAGCAGATGATTAAAGAGCTTCAGCATATTGTGGACGTATTCGAAGTGGACATCAACAAGTATGGCCGCTATATCCAAGCAATCGATCGAGAAATCGATTTGATTAAACGTTGGCGTCGTCGGGATAATAAAATCAAGGCATATTTACAGGGCAGTACCTGATGCACGTTGTGTCCTCGACGAACTTCGCTAATTGCAACAACAATGGCAATACGAACAACAACAACGCTTCTAACTCTAATGGCGTTCGCCCGGATTCTTCGCTTAACCAACGAAGAAGGAGGTGCTGTCCGTTCCTTGTTCCACAAGGATAAATGACAAAGCCCAATGCGATTTACTACGGTAAGTATCGCTTACGCGGTGAATAAAGTTATGTCTTATGAAGAGATTGTCTGTGACGCCAACAACCTATATTCGGCTTATCTGGCCTCGATCAAAAGCAGCAAATGGAAAGAGCGCAATCAGAAATTTGCGATGAACTATCTCAGACATATCTTTGAGATTCAGAGCGATCTTCAGAATCGCACACTGAGCAATTCTCCTGCGCAAGAATTCACACTGCACGAAAGAGGCCGGATAAGACCGATTACAAGCATCCCCATCAAAGACCGCATCGTTCGTCATGTGCTATGCGACGAAATCCTGATGCCGGTCATTCGGAATCATGTTATTTATGACAACTGCGCTTCTCTTAAGGGACGAGGCATGAGTCAACAGAGAAAACGCTTTGAAATCCACCTTCGCAAGTATTACAAGAAATACGGAAATGAGGGATGGATACTGCTTGGTGATTTCTCAAAGTTCTATGACAACATTCCACATGACAGGGCGAAGGAAGAACTCCTCAAGCTCTTTGACCACGACGAGTTTCTCACATGGCTGCTTGATCTCATTTTCGATGGATTCAAAATAGATGTCTCCTACATGACAGATGAGCAATATGCGAACTGCATGGAAGACGTATTCAATAAAAATGAATACCGGAAGATCGATAAAGATCTCCTCACCGGCGAAAAGTGGATGGCAAAATCCGTCAACATCGGCGATCAACTGTCGCAGATTATCGGAATTTACTATCCGCACAAAATCGATAACTATGTCAAGACCGTACGCGCTCAGAAATTTTACGGGCGGTATATGGATGACTGGTATATCATGAGTCCGGATAAGGAGGAACTGATCGATCTTCTTACTCATATCGAAGAAATTGCGAAAGAGCTTGGTATTCATATCAATATGAAGAAAACGAGGATCGTAAAGATCAGCAGCGTGTACAAATTCCTTCAGGTGAAATACAGCCTGACAGAAGATGGAACCGTGATTCGAAGAATGAATCCCAATCGCGTTACCGATATGCGCCACAGGCTCAAGAAGCTGGCAAAGAAGATCGAAAGCGGCGAGCGGGAGTACAAATGCGCTGAGGAGATGTTCAGGAGCTGGATGGGCAGCTTCTATAAACTGATGAGCCGCAGGCAGCGGGAAAACCTCATTGCCCTTTACGAAGATCTATTTGGGATGCGGATCACGATCGTAAAGAAGAAAATGATCTTTGAACCGATATAAATACGACGATACGGAGGTGCGAAAGATGGACACCGAAGAATTGACTCGAAAAGTTATTGCGCTTGACGAGGTGTCGGTACGCCATACTGAGCAGATTAAAACCTGCTTTACCCAGATTGCCGAGACAAAGAGTGTTACCGACAGCGTATACAAACTCGCTACTACGGTTGAAATTCTCGCTCTTGAGTTGCAGTCTACCAACAAGGAACTCAAATCTACCAATGTCAAGATTGACAAGGTATCAAATGAAGTTGAAGAAATCAAAGAAAAACCGGCTAAGCGCTGGGATAATCTCATCACGCTAGTGATCACTGCGATTGTGACGGCTGTGATGACGTATTTCCTGACGAAGCTCGGTATGCAGTAAAGGAGAAAACCACCATGGAGAAGATGAAGGCTATGCTGAGCCAGCCGATGGCCGGCAAGACCAATGATGAAATCGTTGCAACTCGTGAGAAGGCGATTGCTGCGCTTGAGGCGCAGGGTTACGAGATCGTGAACACGCTGTTTACCGACGAATGGTACGGTAAGGAAGCGATGGAAGCTCGCGGCGTCGTACAGATTCCGCTGTGTTTCCTGGCTAAGAGCCTTGAGAATATGAGCCTGTGTCATGCGGCTTATTTCTGCAAGGGTTGGGAAAATGCCCGTGGCTGCCGAATCGAGCATGAAGCAGCGAAGGCATACGGCCTGAAGATTCTTTACGAAGAGTAAGGGGGAATACTCATGAATATGTCGAATAAAATGTACGATACGCTTAAGTGGATTGCGCAGTACCTGCTTCCGGCAATCAGCGCCCTGTATGCGGGTCTGGCTCAGATCTGGAATCTGCCTTACGGGGTGGAGATTGCCGGTACAGTCGCCGCGATCGATACGTTCCTCGGTGTGATGCTGGGTATCAGCACCGCACAGTACAACAAGGCTCAGGCGGCCCAGCAGGTTACTGCGAATAATGGCTGATAGATGTAGTTAAATGGGGTAGAAAGTAGGCTACTCCTACATTACTTCTACATTTTTGCTGTTATAGCCTATATTTTACTAGGTTTCCCGTTTCGGTTTCCCAGGCTTTGAACAAGTGATTTTACGGAAAAATCCAGTAAAATAAGCATTTTTCAAAGTGGTTAGAAGTGGTAAAAATCAGGTAAAAGTAGGTCACTCCTACATTACTTCTACACTACTTCTACACCCACACTCCTACACCGATAATAGCCCCTCTGTGATCTTTAATCGGATTGCAAAGGGGCTATTTTTTTATATTATGGGATTTTTTCGATCTCTTCACGCAGCCAACTCACATCTCTCTGCGTGTAGACTTTTTCTGTCACATCGGTGATTCGATGACCGACGATGTACTTGATCGCATATTCATCGACCTTGTACTTCTTGGCCTGAGTCACGAAATGCATACGACCATCATGAGCACGGTGTAGGGGATTAAGTTTGAGAGCGTCACGAATAGTTTCGCAGCGAGAACGATATTTATCATATGTCATTTTCAAATTGCTGCGATGCGTATGAGTATCAGTACAGTTGAAAAGATATTTACTTTCCAGTTGTACGGCTTCGTTGTAGTATTTTTCCACCAGCGGACGAATTCTCGAATGTATAGGAACGATTCGGCCTTTGCCAGCTGGAGTTTTCATACCACCAGAAAAGATTCCGTTTTCAAGGTCCACGTTATTAAGCTCGATAAGTCCGATTTCTTGTGGACGCCATCCGGAGTATGTCTGAATGAGAAGCAGATCTACATAAGGAATTACATCGATATTTTCCCAAAGGGTTTTGATTTCAGCATCCGTAAACGGAATATGACCGCGCTTATTCTCTTCCTGTTCTTGGATGATATCATCGGACAAGGAGAAGGTTCGCGCATAGTTCTTTTGAACGATATCATATTCAAGTGCGTAATCAAGCATGATGTTGAACATGGATTTGATTCGCTCTTTTGTTCCGGCAGATGCTTTTTTCTGCTCGCCGTTTACAACGATGAATCCTTCTTCCATACAACCTTTGATATGCCGAGATCTGATATCAGATACGCGCATGTCGTAAACGGAAGAACAATAGGACCATGCCGATTTAACATTTCGGATACTTGAGGGGGATTCGAGTGTTTTGAAATACTCAGCTGACCATTTTTCATATAGTTGACATACGGTCATAGCAAGATCCAGATCGTACGGATTCTTGTTATATTCTACGAGGGCAGCATACGCATCATTATACGTTTCAAAGAATGATTCTGGTTTTAGAGGTTTCGATATGAATCGACCTTGGGAATCTTTTCCTACCGGAACCATTGCTCTGAAGCGCTTTCTGAGATTCTTATTTTTGATTTCGCTGATCTGTCCAAAACCATTGGGCAGACGCTTCCTTCGATTGGATTTTCGAGGCTTGCGATATTTAAGAATCTCTTCTTTGAATGTGAAACCGCAATGTGGGCAGAAGGCCGCTTTATCGCTGATCTGCAATTCGCATTCGGGACATTTAACTAACATTGAAAATCACCTCCTGGATAGTATGACCCGCGAGGTTATTATACACATTGGTGTAGAAGTAGTCAACTCCTACACCGCGGATATCGCATTCCCTTTTATGAGAAGAAAACTTTTATGGGAGGCGGTATTGTGACAAAACGCAAATACGCATATGACGGTTCGGTAACCGAATTCGGACGAGAGGTAGCTCACAGATGGAAGGGTGAAACCTGGGCGGTATCTCCGCAGAAGGCGACGTCCAATCTGATCTACCAATTCAAGAAACAGACTAACCGCATAGCGAGCTGCAAAATTGCTCTTACCGGTAAAGTGGTAGAGGTAGCTTAACGATATTGAGCTCTTCTTACAAGGGCTCTTTATTTTTCTCATACCATACGATATCATTACGCTATATTCTAATCTAGATTAGAGGAATGATATGGTCAGAGTCGGAGAAACACACTGTCCGATATGCGGAAAAGAGATTAAACGATACGATAAAGTTCATCGGATTATCAAAGGGGAGTATGGTAAACGCCGGTGGATTGATATACAAAGACTATTATGCTCTGGCTGTGGAGCGCTGCACAGCGAACTCCCTTTTGAATTGCTTCCATATAAGCATTACGAGGCTCGGATTATCGAGGGATTTATATTTGAACGATATTCGTCCTGTGATTTGGAATTTGAAGATTATCCGAGCGAAACAACAATCAAGAGATGGAAAACCCTTCCACTTACTTCGGTTTCACAATTTAATATTTCTAACCTAGAATAGCTTTCGAAAGGAGGCTATGACCTTATGGAAGTATTTTGTGAAGGAAGCGTTCCGGTAAGCGTTGCCGCCCGTGTATATGGGAAAGACGCCTCATGGGTGAGAGCTGGAATTATTGCCGGTTGGCTGCCGATCGGAAAGGCGACCAGAAACGGAAAGCTGATCACCCGTATCGAAGAGATGAATTCGAAGTACGGACGGATCAATTATCAGATTTCTCCCAAGCTGCTTTATGAGCAGACCGGCTTCGTATGGAAGGGAGAGAAAAACTGATGGGAACCAGGACAAGGCCAGAATTATCCGAGAAGAATCCGTATTGGCTGGAACGACATCGATACTATGAGCTCAAGCATTTCTGTATGCAGTATCCGATCTGGATGAGAGCATATAAAGAGCTTGACGGATACGGGCAGAAATCTGTTTACATCATTCGAGCTGTCACCGAGAAATTCGGTTCAGACCCGACGATGGCGTGTGCGGATGCGCTGACGTACTACGCGAACCGGCTTGGAATGGTAGATCGGGCAGCATATGATGCGGCGAGCGACCTTGCCGGTTATATCGTAAAGGGTGTGACCGAAGGATTATCTTACGATATTCTCAAAGTGAGATACGGAATCCCATGCTGCAAACAGGTATATTACGACGCATACAGACGATTTTTCTGGCTTCTTGATATAGCGCGGAAATAACAGCTCCTTTAATGAAGAAAGGAGTGTGTTTCAATGAAAGACGAAACTTTAAAAGCTTTACGAGAAATCGAAATGTTTGGTTTGCAACTTCAAAGGTATGCGCTGATGTTGGGTGAATTACGAGATGAATTAGAATGTGTTGAAAACGAAGATGCGCAATATTTTCAGCTCTATGTGAATGCAAAAGCACATTGTATTTCTGAATGTAGCCAAGCAGCATTTGGTGATTTCGAAAAGCGTGAAGAGAAATTATTGAATCAATTGCGAAAATCTGTAGAGATTGAGTCCTGACATGGACTCTTTCTTTTTTTTTTTTTTCGCAAAAATTCCCGGGTAGGATTTTTCTGAAAACAATCCTGCACGGCTAGAATAAATTTCAGTACACAGGTGACAAGAAAAGGTGGTAATTTGCTATGGAGGTTGAAAGGACATGATGATGGTCAAAGAATTCGGTCGTGAGATTAAAACTATGTTTGATCAAGTGACTGAGATGGATGCGCAGAACAGCGATCTTAAGCGAGAAAACGGAAACATCGACGGCAACACTGCAATGGGAGCCATGCTTCAGCTTGGAGCAAATGCGGCGAAGATTTACTATCTTGAAACAGCTGTTCAGCCGCTTCATGCTCATCTTCATAAACAGGGATACATTCATATTCATGATCTGGATTTTCTGAAGTATACGACGACCTGTACGCAGATTGATCTGATCAAGCTGTTTAAGGGCGGATTTGATACGGGTCATGGTCATCTTCGAGAGCCGAAGTCGATTGGTTCATATGCTGCGCTTGCTGCTATTGCCATTCAGAGCAACCAGAATGACCAGCATGGCGGTCAGAGTATCGTTAATTTCGATTATGCAATGGCGGAAGGCGTAAAGCTGACGCATGAAAAATACATGACGGAAGCGCAGCAGATCTGGTATGAACTCAATCCCGGTTCTACCGAGATGAGCCGCACCGAATGGATCAATCAATACGCAATGCGCAGAACGAAGCGTGATACCTATCAGGCTATGGAGGGATTCATTCATAACCTCAATACGATGCATTCTCGTGCAGGCGCACAGGTTCCGTTCTCTTCGATCAATTACGGTATGGATACAAGCTGGGCTGGACGGCTGGCGATGGAGCAGTTGTTGCTGGCAACAGAAGCTGGACTCGGTCAAGGTGAAACGCCGATTTTCCCGATTCAGATTTTCAGGGTGAAGGAAGGCATCAACTACAATCCGGGAGATCCGAACTATGATCTGTTCAAGTTGGCAATGCGTGTTTCGGCTAAGCGTCTTTTCCCGAATTTCAGTTTTGTGGATGCTCCGTTTAATCTTCAGTATTACGATCCGAACAGGCCGGAAACACAGGTTGCGTACATGGGCTGTCGTACTCGTGTACTCGGTAATGTGTACGATCCGACGAGACAGATCAGCAATGGACGCGGTAATCTGAGTTTTACGAGCATCAATCTGCCGAGAATTGCCATTCTTTCTACTCGAAAAGATGAAAACGAAGATGTGGACATTCAGGAAAGATTCTTTATCTTACTCGACGCCATGCTGAAAACGGTACTCGATCAGCTCATGGATCGTTATGCGATTCAAGGAAAACGCCGCGTTCGAAACTTCCCGTTCCTGATGGGAGAGGGTAACTGGCTCGATTCTGAGATGCTCGGTCCGGATGACATGGTTGCTGAAGTGCTCAAGCACGGTACGCTTTCAATCGGTTTTATCGGACTGGCTGAGTGTTTGAAGCAGCTTACCGGTTGTCATCACGGAGAAAGCGCGTATGCTCAGGAACTTGGACTGAAGATCATCGGTCATATCCGTAAGTTCTGTGACGAGAAATCTGAGGAACTCAAAATGAATGTGACATGTCTGGCTACGCCGGCAGAAGGTCTTTCCGGCCGCTTTGTTCGTATGGACAAGAAAGAATACGGTATTATCGAAGGCGTGACCGACCGTGAATACTACACGAACAGTTTCCACGTTCCCGTATATTATCCGATATCCGCATATAAGAAGATCGACATTGAAGCGCCGTATCACGCGCTGACCAATGCCGGTCATATTTCTTATGTGGAGATGGACGGTGATCCAACGAAGAACCTCGAAGCGTTCGAAGCTGTGATTCGCCACATGCACGATGCCGGAATCGGTTATGGCAGCATCAATCATCCCGTCGATCGTGATCCGGAATGCGGATACAACGGGATCATCAACGATATTTGTCCGAAGTGCGGACGCAAGGAATGCGCTGGTCATCCATTTGAAAGAATCCGCCGAATCACTGGATACCTGGTTGGAACGCTTGACAAGTGGAACAACGCCAAGCGAGCAGAAGAAAGGGATCGTACGAAGCATGAAACTGCGAATCGCGGGAATTGAACAGGAGTCCATCGTTGATGGGCCCGGATGGCGATACGTGATATTCACTCAGGGCTGCCCGCATCGCTGCAAAGGATGTCACAATCCCGAAACGCATGATGAATCGGGCGGTCTTTTGATTGATACGGACGAAATCATCCGTCATCTTGGGGAGAATCCACTTGTAAAAGGCATCACATTTTCAGGTGGAGAACCCATGCTTCAGCCAAAGCCTCTTCTTGAAATCGCTATCGAAGCGAAAAAGAAGGGGCTTAATATATGGTGCTATACCGGATATACGATTGAAGAACTGATCGAAAAGGATGATCCGGATCAGATGGAGCTTCTCAATATTGTTGATGTACTGGTAGACGGACGGTATGTAGATTCTCTTCGAACGATGGATATTTCTTATCGGGGAAGTCTGAATCAAAGAATCATTTATATGAGCGAGGAGAGAAAAGCATATGGATAACCATACTATAATCGTTTTGATCATCGTTGCTGCCTTCGTATTTGGCTACGCAATTGGATACGCACGAAACGGTTTCAAAACCAATATCGGTACGCTGTGGATCGATACGCTTGACCCTGAGACTAATCCGAATTTGTATCTGGAACTCAAGGAAGGCGTCGGATATTTCATGGAGGACAAACAGGTTTGCATGGACGTTCGTGTTGTTCAGAACACGGCTCCTGCGCGGGAATAACAATCCCTATTATGGGAACTAAAAACCGAAAGGAGAAAGACCATGTACGGCAAAGCAAAGAGAGCATTGAAGGAAGCGTACGATACCGAGATCGAAAAACTGAGAACACTTGAACCAGGCGATCAGGACTATCAGGATTCCCTTGACCGAATGGCAAAGCTGAACAAGATGATCAATGAGGATCGGCAGTCGATGACAGACTGTACGACCAAGGTTGTGACCTGCTTGGGCGGCATTGTGATCGGTCTTGGCGGACTGTATATTTCCAGAAATCTGGCATATGACGTTCTCAGATTCGAGAAGGACGACTCGATTTCGACTTTCACTGGAAGAACCGTGATTGGCAACGTACTCAAATTTAAGGCAAAGTGATCCCAACGGGAAGGCGTGTTAAATACATGCCTTCTTCGTTTTTGTCCGCGTAGAACGCAATGGCTATAATGAAAAACTATATTTTAGGAGGAATGGTTATGTTGGATTCAAAACTCACAAGGTATATGTGTGCAATAATCATTGGAGTTACCAGTGTATTCAAATGTTTATGGATTTTCGTAAAGATGGTTGTGATGACTTATCTTTTATCTAAGGAAGAAAGATGGGCGTTGGACATCTATGAAATCGTAGAAACAGCGAAAATGGGAAAAGAACTCTATATTGCTCAAATGCGCGCGATATTTGAATGGGCAAATGATGGTGACATGGAAAACTGTAGAAAGAATATGGTGAAATATATGGAGGAGGTAAGCCCCTAACAAGGGCTTTTCTCTTTTGCTATGCGATACCACTACGAGAAGCCGACATTGTATGCGAGCATATACGGAAAAGTGTATTTGTGTAATCATCCGGTGTACAGCCGCTGCACGCTATTCATCATCGCGGACAAGGGACTCGCCGTTATCCAGCAGCGATATGATCCGGCAACGAAGCGGACATGGTGGGGTGAAATCGATCCGTGGCTTACGGATGGAATCTATCTCCATCCGAAGTTTAAGACATATTTCGATAGACGTGCCCAAAAGGATACGGACGGAATCTATCCGACGGTCACGATCAGACAAATTATGTGGGCACTTAAAATGAAGCCGATTAAACGTGAACGATGGGAAACCGTATTCGATCGGCAAAATGTATAGCGCTAAAATGAATAATATGAAAAGCAAACTTTCATATTTTGGCTTGCGACAATAAAATAACCCTAAAAATTGGGGGGGGGTACTTCCCTTCAAAAGTTGATTATGGTATAATTTATGACAGTGTACACAAGGGAGGATTCAAAAAGATGCCTAAGAAAAACACAAAGAAAAATGGATTCTTTAAGACGCTCAGCGAT